GCGCACGGCGGCGGCTGGCGTTACGATTGATGGTGTTCTTCTTAAAGACAGCCTTATAGGCGGCGTATATCGGCCCATCACAACAGCTACGGTCGTCAGCAGCGGCGCAAGCAACGCTACTTTCGGGTCTATCCCGTCGTGGGTGAAAAGAATAACAGTCATTCTGAGCGAAGTCAGCATGACCAATACCAGCGTAAGCGTGTCTATTCAAATAGGCCCGGCCGCTGGATTTGAGACGACCGGATATACGTCGTCATCTGTAAGTGCTGAAGCCACGACCTTGGCAAATACAGGAAGCACTACATCTCACATTTTGATGCCATCCACTGCTACGACTAATGCTGCGTGGGCTATCTCCGGGCACGCTGTATTCACGAATATCACGGGCAACACATGGGTTGGGTCGTCATCCATATTCGGCACCGCGTCCGCTACGAGCTGGTGTAACGCTACGTCGTCCAAAACATTAGCCGGTGTGTTGACCCAGATCCGCGTGCAAGTTTCCGGCGGCACTTTCGACGCTGGCAACTTTAATATCTTCTACGAGTGAGGCAGTAATGATCGACCCCTTCACAGCGGCTCTAATAGGTGGCGGCGCAAGCGCCGTCAGCGGCATTATGGGCGCGGGCGCGGCTCGACAGGCCGGGCAGGCCCAGTCGCAGGCGTCGATGATGTCAGCGCTGATACAGGCCCAGCAGGCTGAAGCGGCGCGCCAGCAGCAGCAGAAGATGTATGAAGAATCGGTCGCTCGCATGGAGCCGTTCCGGCTGGGCGGCGTCGCGGCGACCAACCGGATGCAGGAGCTTTACGGTATCGGCGGCAATCAGGCCGCTGCCGGCTACGGCTCCTACGCGCAGCCGTTCAGCATGGCGGACTATCAGGCTGACCCCGGCTACGCCTTCCGCGTGCAGCAGGGCCAGCAGGCCATCGACCGCTCAGCCGCTGCCCGGGCCGGGCTCCAGTCCGGCGCCGCGCTGAAAGAAGCCGCCCGCTTCGGGCAGGAGATGGGCAGCCAGGAATACGGCAACGCCTATAACCGTTTCCTTCAGCAGCGTCAGTTGCAGCTTCAGGCGTTGCAGGGTCTTGCCTCGCCGGGGGCGACAATGGCTGCGCAAGGCGGCCAGATGGGCGTCGATGTAGGCCGCAACATCGCCAACACCATGCTCGGGGCCGGTCAGGCGCTTGGGCAGGGGATCGAGCAGGCCGGTCAGGCCCGCGCCTCCAGCTATATGGGCGGCCAGTCTGCCCTACAGGGCGCGCTGGGCGGGATCGGTGAGAACGCGATGGCGGCGGCGCTCTATAACCGGCGGTATGGCCAGCCACAGACAGCCGGAACCGGCGCAATGGGGTATCAGTCTTTCGGGGGCCAGATGGTCCCGACATTCTTCTGAGGTCTGACCAATGCCAGTTCGCTACGACATCGCCGCCGGCCTCGCACAGCCGCAGCAGTCCTACAGCCCGATGAACATGCTCGCCCAGATGCAGGCGATGGACTATCGCGAGCAGCAGAACGCGCTGGCGCAGGCGCAGCTTGCCGAATATCAGCGAAAGGCGCAGGCGCAGCAAGGGTTGCAGGGTATTTTAGCACAGCCTGGATTTGATATCACGTCACCTAACGCTGTTGGCGCTTTGGCAAGATCAGGCAATCTTTCTGAAGCAATATCCGTTTTGGGTGCGCAACGTCAGGCGGCGGCCCAAGCCGCGCTGGCTAAGCACTATGGTGTCGAAGATGTTTTAGCTAACAGACGATTCACTGAAATTGATCTGCCAAAAGCTGGGCTTGAAAAAGAAAAACTTGAGTCTGAAAAGACTAAAGAAGCCCGGTTGGCGTTGGACGCGGCGCGCAAGCTAGACATTTCGACGCTTGATCTTGGGATCAAGAAGATTGCGACTGCACAGGATTTGCTGTCGCAATATGATCCATCAACACCTGAAGCGTGGTCAAATACCTATGAGGGGATAAGACAGGTTTCACCGGAATTTGCCAAACGATTTGACCCGGCTAAGCCACCAAATCAGAAGGCTATCTCTACAGCTATGCAAAACGCAGATATGCACCGTCGTGTGTTTGAAGACGCGGCTCGTCAACGTACGCAAGCCGAATTTGCGCCGCCGCAGACGCCGTCCTTTGCGCCGGGGTATATCCAGCGGTATGATCCAATCGCTAATCAATACTATCTTGAAGCGCCTCGCCAGCCGGGCGCTATGCCGTTAGACGCCAACGCTATGATGACTCCGTCCGCACAGCCGCAAAACGCATTTGCCGGACAGCCTCTGACGTCAATGACGCCAACAGCCCCCGCAGCCGAAGAGCCACCAAAGCCTGGCCGGATCAAGCCTACGGCTGCACCTATGCCCCCCATTGGCACGCCTGAATATGAGGTCAGACGTTCAGCACGTTCGGTTCTTGACATTGCCGGTGTTGATCTTGACAAAGGCACGAATCGCGTAGCTGACCTTATCAAGAATACGCCGTCTAGTGCGTTCCGCGCGTATGCGCAACAAAAGACCGGCGCATTTGCGGGTAAAGCTACGCCGGAAATGGAAAATGTCGGCCGTTTGAACACTATCATCGACAACATGGTGTTGGCCGCTGCAAACAATAAACTTGGTGGGCAAGTCTCGGATGCTGACGTTCGGCTTCTTAAAGAAGCGCAGGCGCAGATAAACGACCCCAGCGTCCAGCCCAATCAGCGTCTGGCAGCGTGGGATGAAGTGCTTCGCATTAAAGCCAAGCAGGCCGGATACAGCTATACTCCTATGGATCTGTCGCAAATCCGCGCGCAGCCTATCATTGGCGAGCGCAAACCTGCGCAGCAGGATGAAAGTGCTATCCTCACCGATATATTTGGGTCTAAAAAATGACCGATGAGATCTATGGAAAGATCGAAACCGCGCGCAAGCGAGGCGTCTCCGACGAAGCCATAAGAAAATTTCTTATGGACCATCCTCTCGTGGAGCAAGCGCGATCTAAAGGCGTTGCTGACGCTAAGATATTTGAACATCTCGGGCTCGCGCCGCAAGAGCCGGGCATTCTGGAATCGATTGCGTCAGAGGCCAATACAATACTTGGCAACATAGAACCGGACGTTATGGCATTGGGGCAAAGCCTTACGCCCGAAGAACTTAGCCGCACAATTAATCGCGCTGTTATGAGCCCCCTCGAAACGGCTAAAGGCGCAGTCACGGGCATAGGCGAGTTCCTTCAGCATCCATATGAAACTTTCAGAGAGCGCCCGGTCTCTACAATTCTCGGCATCACACCGTTTGCGCTCGGCGGCGCAAAATTGTTGGGCGGCGCGCGTCGCCTTTCTGCGCCTGTGCTTGAACCGCAGCGCGCGGCGGTTCAAAACGTAATGAGCCAGCTTACCGAACCACAAGCGTTCGCAAACGCTATGGCGCGGCCTGTTCCCGTTACGCCCGGCGCTCCCGTCGCGACTGCGTCTCAGGCGGCGGTTGCCGCAGGTCTTTCCGAGCCTGCCGTTGCGGGCATGGAATCGTCTCTGATGAATGTTACGCGGCCTTACGGTCGTGAAGTATTTGGTCTTCAGGAGCAGAGATTTTCAGCAATTCAACAGCAGATACGTCGTATTGAAGACGACATAGCGCGTCGTGCAGACACCATGTCTCCCGCTGAAATGGCCCAGCTCCGCACCGTCCGTGATGATCTCATGCGTCAGCTTGCCGCTGAACAGCGGGGTCTGACTCAACGAGGACAAGCGCTTGGCGAGCAATTGCCAGCGGTTAGCCAGAGAGTGCAGGGTGAAGTCATACAGCAGACTGCGGCGCAGCTTAAGCGAACCGCCAGAGAACGGCAAATTGAACCTGCATATGAACAACCTATCCGCGCTGCGGGCCGTCGACAGATAGATATTACGCCTGTCGTGGCGTTGTCTGAGCAGGTTTTAGGGCGTCCTTTGACAGCTTTTCAGCCGGAGACCGCGCCGGGCGCATTGGCGCGCGAATTGGCGTCTCTACGTCGTCCGCCATCACAGGGTGAATGGGTCTCTCTTGGTGAAGGTGCAGGATACTATGGAGAGCCGGGGCCACCCGGCCCAACCACGGCCAGTCTTAAACAGATAGATGCTATTCGACGCGGCATAAATGCAGATCTGGCGCAAGCGGCGCAAGCCACTGATGCTGGCGCCGCTACGCGCTACGCTGCGCTTAAAGAAATGTCTCGCCGGTTAAATGCTGCGGTCGAGCAGACCGGCGCTATACCAGACAATGTAAAAGCAGCTTATCGCCGTGCAAATGAACTCTACCGCACAGAGTACGCGCCCCGGTTTAAGGCTGGGATTACGGCGGACATGCTTCAACAAACCTCGCGGGGCGTTACTAAATTGTTGCCCGATGATATTGTAGACGCTATCCTCAAAAACGAAACAAACGCAGAGCAGTTTGTAAACACCTTTCGAGGTGATCCTACTGCACAGAGCGCGCTTAACTCCAGCATCATAGGCCGCGTCAGAGAAACCGCGCTAGATCCGTCCACCGGGTTCATCCGCCCGGAAAAGATAGACGCTTTTCTACAAAATCCTGCGTTGGATGCTCTTGGCGTAGATTTGCGAACGACGCTTCAGCCGTTGCGTGATGAAGCTATACGCATAAACGATGGGCTAACGGAGTTGGCTGCGCGCGCCCTCAAAGTAGGAAAAACGGATGCAGTATCTGTCGTAGATGCGGCGTTGAAAAACGCCCCCGAAATGGATTTTGTCCTTAGCCGGGTTGGTCCTAACGCCAAAGAGGCGTTGCGTAAGCAGGTGACAGACCGTGCTTTAGGTTTTATTCGCGCGGATGCACCAGACAAAGCCATAAAGTTTATTGACAAGCGCGCTAAGTCTTTACGGATCGCCATTGGAGATGAAGCTATCAATGACATCCGAGGTTTGGCCAACGCCCAGTCAATACTTCAGAAGGCCGAAAAAGCTGCGCCGGTCCCCAAACAGGAAGTGGCTACGCAAATTGATAAGTTTACGCCCGAACAACTGACGGATATAAACGTCCTTCTTCAAGAAATGGATCGTCTCGAAAAAGTATCGGGGCTGTCCAATGTGCGGCCTACGGGATCGGTTGCGGATCTGGCAGCGCAGGAAGGCATTTCGGCGGCGCAGATACCCGGTTTTCTATCTAAGACTGTTACGTTCACTAAATCCATGATTGACAGGATCTCCAGCGCCGCCACGCAACGTATGCAAGTGGAGATGGCTAACCTGTTAGTAAAAGATCGAGAGCTTCTTGGGCGCTTGATAAACGAATCTTTGGCCAAAAAGGCCCGTAAACCGTCGGCTCTTCCCGCGTCGATAGTTGGCGCTGTAACAACCCAATCCCAAAACCAGAATGCGATGGCCCGATGACAAAGCTCAACGCAACATCTTCCGCGCGTATGCGCGGTGTGGACGCCAACCTGATCGCGCTGGCCAAGAAGGCGCGTGAGATCTCACCGATCCCGTTCGAGATTACCGAGGGCCTGCGGACGAAAGAGCGGCAGCGCTACCTTGTAAAGACCGGCAAGTCGCGCACGATGAACAGCTACCATTTGCGCGGTAAGGCTATCGACTTCGTCGCCATGCCGGGCGGTAAAGTCTCGTGGGATCTGAAGGACTACAAGACCATCGTCGAGAAGGCGTTCAAGCCAGCGGCCAAGGCGCTCGGGCTGACGAACCGAATTGTATATGGCGTCTACTGGAAATCTATTGTGGATGGACCGCACGTAGAGATCCACGACTGATGATCCAAGAGACCTTGCGCTTTCTGATCTGGTCCACAGCGTTCTCGCTGCTGCTCTGGGGCGCGGCGCTGCTCACAGGCTGCTCGGTTGAGGGTGCGGGGTTCGAGAATTCTGGCCGGCTACGCCAGAAGGTGGTATGCAAACAGGTAAGGCCCAACTATACGGAGTGCCGAGATGTTGACTAACTGGATGACCACGATCCCCGGAATCCTCGCGCTGATGACGGTCCTGTGGAACGCATGGCAGACGAAGTCGGTTAACTGGGAAGACCTCCAAGGCGCGCTGGTCGCCATCGGTCTGATAGCGGCCAAGGACTGGAACGTGACCGGCGGGACGCGGTGATCCTTGCCATCCTCTCCGTTGTCAGTGGCCTGTTCTCGGTCGCTGGCAAGATCTTCGAGTGGCTATACGCCGTAAAGATGGTGGACGCGGGCCGTGTGCAGGAACGACTTGACGCTCTCAACAATCAGGTCCGCGACGCCCAGATCGCCGTGGCGGCTCGCGAAGCTGTTCGCGCTGCTACCGTTCGTGACGGCGTGTCAATCGACGAGCGAGACCCGTTTCTCAGGGACTGACTTCTGCACCGCAGCGCGGGCGATCTACTACAGCCGGCACGACACAAAGCCGACGATCGCCCAGATCAAGGAACACAACGCGGTCGGCATGGCCCTGAAATGCGGATGGATTAAATGACACGCGAGGCGCAGGAGTTTCTGGAAGCTCTGAAGGAATACGGCGCCGCGCTGTCGGCTCCCGTTGGCCTGATCGGATTCTGGGTGGGCAGAAAGAAAGCCGCCGCCGAGACCACCAAGCTGGAGGCGGACGCAGCGGCGGCTAAATTGGATAGCATCACCCGCCACTTTCAAGCTCTCATTGACGGATACGAGGCTCGGGTTAAGGATTTAACCGACGAGATAGAGGCGCTGCGAGACGAGATTAAGGAGCTTCGTCAGGCGCTGGACAAGCGGCCTCGGCTTTAACTTTTCCCAGAATAGCGGCTTTGGCGGCGCGTAATTCCCCGGCGCGGACCATCACGTCAATCGGTCGCCCATCAGGGATAGCTGGGTCTATCCACTGTGAATCTGGAGCGAAAGGCTCCAACGCCTCCCGCAGCCGCGCGTTTTCTGCGCGCAGGGCGTCACGCTCCAATTCAGCCGCTGTCCGCTCAAAGTCCAGCTTCGACATACGTTCGGTGACGGCGGCTAGTTCTTCGCGTTCTGCTTCAGTCATCCTTCCCTCCCTAAAGCGTGTCGGCTAAAGCCTTTAGCGCCGCTGCAAAAACCTTGAACTGGTCAGGCGACATTAGCGCCGCCTCCTCGAACATTTTATCATCATTGCAACAGCCGATGATGTTAGACATCTCGATTTGAATAAGACCAAACGGGTCTATACCTACGTCTATCGTGACCAGCGTCTGATCGTCATTCGCCCAACATGCGTCAAAACGCATATGTCGCTTGTTTTTGATTTCAGTCATCCCGCGCCATCTCTATTCGTAAACGTCAGCACCGCCGCCCATATCAGCGCGGTCAGGATAGCGATTATCCAGTAGAGCCATCTGAGCATACCTTGTCCCTCGCGTTTTCAAACAGCTTGCGGACGTTTGCTTCTGACGTGCCGATGATCGCCGCGACTTCTTTCGTGCTTTTCGTCTTGCGCATCTCCCAGACCTGCTTCTCGCGGTCGGTCAGGATGAAGACGTTGTGTTGACCGGCTTTGCCGACGCCTTTGATGCTCATTTGTCTAGCCCAATCCCCAGCTTTTCTTTCGCCTGCGCCACCAGTTTGCTGGCGGCGTTCGGTGTGCAGTCCATTTTCGCCCCGATCTGGGTCACAGTCAGATCGCTCTGGTAAAGATCCCACGCTTGTTTCTGCCGTTCAGACAGTTCATGACTTCGCAAATGCGGGCGCAGGTCGTAGCGCGCCGGCTGGAAATCCGGCACGGGCTCGGGCTCGGGCTCTTTAAGCGGTGGCCACGGCTCGTAGTCCGGCTGCCGCTCCAGCCACTCTACCCGCGGTAACGACAGCAGCACACGGCGCCCATCGCCGGGGCCGCAGGAGATGCCGCTACGGACATGGATGTATTTGCTAACCCTGTTCACAGCCGGTCCTCTATCAGCTTGGCGTAGCCCTGAATGTCATGCCAGTGGTCGGCGTGGTTCGGATTGCCGGCCAGTATGCGCCCGATCTTGTGGGCGATCATGTCCAGCGACTCGCGCTGCATGGCGTTCAGGTTTTTCCAGCCTGGCTGGTTCTGGATCACCGTCTTCAGCATCTGCGTCGCCCGCGCGTGATCGGCAAAGTCGCCGTGCGTAGACTGCCGTTCGTTAAGAGTTTGCTGCACAGACACGCTCGATCTCCTCCCGTTCCCGTTGCGCTCGCAGCGCACACAGGCGCTGATGCAAGCGGATCATGAAGGTGCGTCGGCGGTCGCCGCGTCGCTCCTCCTCCAGCATCTGCCGGAGTTCCGTCTCCGACAGATCCATGATGATTTCATGCAGTTCTCGATAATTCATCCAGCGCCACCTCTGCTAAAGATCTTTTATCCTTTAACGCTTGCATGATCCTTTCGTCAATAGTTTTTTCACAGATCAGGTTGTAGACCCACACGTCGCGCGTTTGGCCGGAGCGGTGCAGCCGGCCGATGGTCTGCTCGTAGAGTTCGAGTGACCACGGCAGCGACAGAAAGATGATCTTGTCGCCGCCGTGTTGAAGGTTCAGCCCGTGACCGGCGCTCTTGGGGTGGAGCAGCAGCAGCTCAACCTTGCCGGCGTTCCAATCGTCAATATTGCCGTCCACCATCCGCGCCTTCGGGTAGCGGCGCTGGAGTTCGGCTAACTCTTCCTTGTAATTGTAGACAATGATGGTGTTGTCGTGCTGGTTCTCTTCAAGGATCTCGTCCAACAGGTCATACTTGTGCGTGGACAGCCACTCCGCGCCCGACGGCCCGTAGACCCATCCGCCGGCCAGTTGTTGCAGCTTGGTCGTCACCGACGCCGCAGTCGGCGCCGTAATCGTCTCGCCCAGCTCCAGCACAAAGTCCTTCTTCATCTGGTTGTAGGCGGTCAGATCCATCGAGCAGCGCATCTCAACCGTGTGCAGCTCGGGCAGCCTGTCTTTGTATTCGCCAGGCTCCAGCACGAAAGTCGCCGGCTTGATCGTCTCCATGACGCGCTCCAGCGCGCCCGGCAGCGGCTCCCACATGCCGAACTCACGGTGGATGCAGCAGAAGTATTGCTGCATGAACGCGCCCTTTGACCGGCCCAGCAGCGCGCGGTCCACGATCTTGCATTGACCGAAGACGTCCTCCAGCCCGTTCGATGTGAACGACCCGGTCAGGCCCCAGCGGATCTCGACGCCCTCGATCAGCTTCTCCAGCTTCTTGAATCGCACGCCGGACGGGTTCTTCAGTCGGGTCAGCTCGTCAAAGACGACGCCGTCGAACGTCCCTTCGATTGATTCGACGTTCTCGAAGTTGGTGACGACGACCTGTGTGTCGGCCTTGAAGGCTGCGCGTCGCTGCTTTGGCGTGCCGACCGCGACGGACATGGTCAGCTTCGGCGCCCACTTCGGCTGCTCGACCGGCCAGACGGACTGCGCCACACGCTTGGGGGCCAGCACCAGCCAGCGCCGGACCAGCCTCCGCTCTGTCATGTCCTGCATCGCTGTCAGCGTGATGGCTGTTTTGCCCGCGCCGACTGGCGCAAGGATCATCGCACGGTCACGCTCGAACAGGAAATCGGCGGCTACTTCTTGATAAGGTCGCAGGCCCATCGGTCTACCTGTTCCTTTGAGTTGAGGCACGCATACTTCTGATTGAGCGCCGCCATGTCCTTGGCGAACACCTTCTGGAGGGCGGACAGCCGTCCAGTTTCAGTTTTCATCTCAATGAACCATGTGCTACCGTCCGGCAGGCACACAATCCTGTCGCTGACCCCTCTGTTGCTCAAGCTGTTGAATTTATACGCCTTGCCCCCGAGGGCTTCGACGGTTTTGACGAGGTAGTGTTCCAAAATTTTTTCCATAAATACGACTTGCATAAAATTCATGAATGTGTCAAGGTCCGTCTCACAAGAAAGGTAAGGTGAACTATGAGCCAGAGAGACAGTGGATATGCGCGCGTCGCGTTCGATCAGTATGAGACGCCTGAGTGGGTGACGCGGGCGCTGATCCCGCATCTCCCTTCCCGTATCAAGGTTGTGTGGGAGCCCGCCTGTGGCTCTGGAAAAATGGTTCGCGCGATGCGTGGAGCGTCGTTCGACGTTGTCGCGTCAGACATACAGACAGGAAACGATTTCTTCACCGCCGGCTATATGGCTGCCGACGCCATTGTGACAAATCCGCCGTATTCAATAGCTGTTGATTTCATCAAGGAAGCGTTGCTGCGTATGCGTTCGGAGAAGGGTTTTGTCGCGATGCTGCTGCGGACGGACTTCGATCATGCGAAGAGCCGCCGGCATCTGTTCGCGGATCATTTAGCTTTCGCTAAAAAGCTGGTTTTGACGAAGCGCATCCAGTGGTTCGAGGACAGCAAGTC